TAGCCAAACCGCCAGAAACGACGACCTGGACGTCGCTGTAGGAGTTCGACGGCGAGTCATAGCCCACGGCGATCCAGTTGTTATTCTGGCCCGCTGTAGTCGTCGAGAACGTCGTAAGGCCAACCGCTGCAGGGCTGGCAAGCGCATTGGTGAAATACGTCGCGGTGATGGTCGTACCGTTCTGCGTTCCGCCAAGGCTGACCGCGTTGGTGAAGCCCACGGTCGTACGCATAGTGACATCCAGAATCTGGCTCGCGCCGGGGATGCTGATTGTCGTGATCGTGTTCGCGCCTTCAACGACTGCCGCCGTCTGCGCCATGACAACCTGGCCGACGTTAGAAACGTCCGCGCCCGGGTTTGTCCCTGTTGTATGGAGAATATTACCAGCCCGGATGGGGCCAGTGAACGTCGTGTAACCCACGGTTCTTTCCTTTCCTCCTGCGCGAGGTCTTGCCCTGTAGTCTGCGCAGAGTCAGCTAGGCCTGTCTGCAGGGCTGATTGCCTAGAAATAGGCGGGGGATGACCCCCGCCTTTTGAACCTTAGTTCGTCGGGAACGAACCGAAGATCGAACGCCAGTTAAAATATCCGAACGAATATCGTTCGTAGCCCTTGACCAGCAGGTTGTCTGTCGTGAAGTCAACCTGCATGTCCATCTCGTACGGGATACGCTCCATGTAGACCAGACCTTTGATGTTGGTCAGGAGGAACCACGCATAGTTGGACGTCAAGAAGTCCATGACCATATAGCCTTCCGGCAGACCACCAGCGGTCGACTGGATAGCGTTGACGTCGTTGTCCGCTGTGCCCGGGCGAAGCTCGGTCTTGGTCAGACGGATGGCGACCGGCTCCAGGTTCGGCGGAACAATCAGCTTACGACCACGGGCGAAGATCTTCAGGCCCGCGATGTCTTTGTAGTTCTGTCGAATGGAAACCATCGCGTTAAGCAGCGACGATTCGTTGAGCGCAACCTGGACAACCGGGGTGTTGGCAATAACGCCGCCGTCAATCGGGTGATTGAGCGAGCAGAGCGAAACGCCGTCACCGCCGACCGCAGAGTTGTACGTCTGCGCCGTGTTGAGCACGTTCGCGCCGTAGATTTCCTTCGTCTGACCGAAGGACTCGATCAGGCCAAGGTTCGTCGGCTGAAACTGAGTTTTGTACAAATTGTCGTCGATAGCCTTACGAGTGATCGCGTAGCCGAGACCGATCTCGTAGTGCTCCTGATTGTAGACATAACGCTCGGAAGCGTTGTTGTCGAAGTTCACCGCGCCGCCTTCAGTCTTGATAGCCGCAAGACCGAGGTAACGCATTTCCGCTGTACGTTCCAGCGCCATGTTGGACTTGGCTCTTTCGAAAACCTTGTCCCACTGCGAGGGAATCTGCGGATACTTACCTTCCACGCCCCGGAGACCGGGGAGGAGAAGGTCGCGAATAGCCGAAAGATTAACAGCCATTGGTCCCTACTCCTATTAGGCGATACCGGCGACGGCAGAGTTACTGCGCAGCCACTGATTATTAAAGCCAACCACGACATAGTTGAACTGCGACGTCGCGTCGGTGCCATTGGCGCCCGGCGGGTCCAGAACCATGTCAGTGATAATGAAGGGGAACGTCGCTGTCGTGCCAATTGTATCGACAAACATGCCCGACTGGCCCGAGAGCGTGTTGCCCACACCAGCGTTCAGGTTGCAGTACTGGCCGACCGGCGAGTCCGTAAACGTCGCAGGCGTACCAGTGATCTGGAAGCCAGCGCCCGAGGTCTGAACCTGGAAGCGAGCTGTCGGATCGTCATAGACGTAAGCGATGACGTCGCCTGTGGCGTCCGCGCCGGGCCAATAAGCCGACCACACAACGCGCTTCTGCGAGGTGCTCAGATACTGGCAGCCCCAGAAAATGCCCGCAAGCGGAGCCGTCGCTGTCGAAACAGCCGCAGCCTGTGTGATGTAGCCGCTCGCCGGAAGGACCGGAACAACAGCGTCGCCTTTGAAGATCGGTGTAGCATTCGCCGCGCTGATGCGGCGGGTAGAAAGTTTCCAGTTGATTGCAGCGCCAAGCGACGTGCTAACCGGAGAGAAACCAGTCGGGGCGAAATTATTAGCCACGGCCTTTCTCCTTCTGAGAGAAAAGTCACAAACCGCAACGGCGCGTGGCAGTTATTAGACGGATTATGTTAAGGAGCAGTTCAGCGCGAACCACTGAAAAGAGTCCGGATCTTAGCCGGGTGCGTTATTAATTACTTGAGTTCTCAGCGCGAGGCGTCAAGCTATTAAAACGCGTAAGCGGAAGCATTTTAAAACGCTCCCGAGCAGTATAACCCGGGAGCGTTGGTAAGTAAAGTCCCGTCACTCGTCCGGAACGTCGATCGGCGCGCGGGTCTTGGAGAACCGATTGACCTGACGCGGACCCAGGTCACTCGCCCGACCTTCACGCATCTGCGCTTCTTTGGTGTAAACCGCTTCGCGAGCAGCCCGTTTCTCAGCTTCGCGCGCTTCCTCGGTGAAAATCAGAGGCCGCTCCATCAGTACGAGACCCCCGACTTCAATCGTTGCGCCCTTCCAGTCGCGCGGCATCAGTTCCGGGTGGCGAGAAAGCGGAACAGCTTCCCAACCGTTAAGTTCGTCCTGACGAATCTGGTCGATTTCGTCTTTACCGAGGACCGCTTTCAAGCGCCACTGGTAATCGAAGCCTGCAGGCGGGGGCGGAGCCCAATATTTATCCCGATCAAGCCCGGAAAGCTCCGGATTTCCGCGCAACTGGCGGATTCGCGCCTCAGCACGGGCCAAAGACTGCTCTTTTGTCTCTTTTGTCGCGCCGGATTTGGCTGTTTCGGGCGATTCAGCGGCTTTCAGCGCACGCGCTTCCCGTGATCGGCCGTCAAGCTGTTCATTTGCCATAGTTTAGTCCCCCGATCAAGCCGAAAGCTTGCCAGTTTTGATTAAATAAGCCTTATTTCGAGCGTATTCTTCGATTGCTTTTTCCCGACTTAGGTCTGGAGACGTCAAAATTGCCATCTCAACCTCATCGGAAGAAAGCACCATCGAGTTCGACTGCCTTGGCGTAGCCGAAATCGCCGTTGTCCCGCTCACTGGCGCCGACATTACGCTCTTTTTCGGCGTTGGCGCGCGAACTTCGGCCTTGGGTGCCTCCTGTGCGATGCCTAAACGCTGCTCGATGAACGAGAAATACTCCGGTGACTCCGCCACAAGGCCGTCTTCAAGCGCATCTTCGTGCGCCCGGGTCAGGCGCGGGATGCGATCGACCACTTCCGGGTGGCTGCGCAGCCAGGAAGCCGACTTCGGCGTAAGCCGTTCAGCGTAAATCTCGACAGGGTCTTTGGGAACCTGCGGCGCAAAGTTCGGTATCTGCGGCGCTTCGACCCGACCCTCTTGCGTCAGGGTCTCTTCAAGTCGAGCCTTACCGTTTTCTAACTGTAAAAGCGTCGCCTCAGCCTGGGCCAGCGCCCGCTGGGCTTTGGCCGCTGCAGCGTAATCACCGGCTGCCAGCGCATCCGCAAGGGCCTGTTCAGCAGAAGAAGCTTGTTGTTCCGTTGAGGCTATCGCATTCGTGATAACACGGAGGTTTGAATCCTGGACTTCATTCTGCGCAGAGTGGACTTGCTGAAGCTGCTGCTGGGCATACTGTTCAGCGCGCAGCCGCGCCTCACGTTCAGCCTCTGCAAGCTGCTTCTGGTACAAATATTGCGCTTTTAAATTTTTTAGCGCGACCTCGCGTTCATCTTCGCTTTCGCTGCGCTGCGGTTCGTTACCCGGTTCTGATGTTTTCTTTTCAGAGACCGTCGGTTGTTCCTCTTTTACCGCAGCTTTATCTCCGGAAAGGTCGACTTCCGTGACTGGGTCGTCGGGGAGGACAACCTCCACCGCCGAAGGTTTTTCTTCTTCCGCCATTGGAATGTTCCTTAGTAAATTGCGTCGGGTGATTCAACGCGCAGCCGGACGTTGATGTCCGTGATAACGCGACACGGGATCGTGTCTTTCGACGTTGAAGCTGCTGCGGGATTGAGCGTAACCGCCCAGCCATCTGATGAGCGCGCGACAACCCAATCGCCTTCTTTGATGTCGCGGAACTTGGTGCCTTCTTCGTCGACAAACGCGTGCGGCCCCATCTTGAGTATCAGAAAGACTTTGCCCTGATACGCGTCTTCAGCTGCTGTGGCGTCGGAGAGCCAGATGCCGCTCTTTGTTTTGTTAGGGCGCATGTAAATTGCGCAGAGGATATCCGAACCAAAAACATCGATATGGGACAAGTCGCCCGCGCGCTTCAGAATATCTTCGCGGGGGTCTAATTCGTGGAGCATTAATGCAGCCGGCATGGCTTCACCTTTCATGAACGTCTACGCCCAGAACGCGCTTCTGAGCTTGGCGAGAGACTTCGAGAGCATCTCGGAGTCCCTTTATGTATTGAACACGACCACGATAGTCGGCCCAATCGACAGCGCGGCCCGAAATCAATTCGGTCGCGTGTTTTTCTAGCATATCTGCGAGGGCCGTCTCAATCTCGCTGAATAGTCGGAGGTCGAGGCTGCTCATATT